AGCGAAACACTCCCCTAAATAGGGGTAATCCATAGATTACTAATCATGCAAAGCCTAAGCAGTATGTAAAGTACATATCACACAATACTTGGTATCCATATACATGATGTACGTTTGCTCTTCCGTAGACACCAGCGCTACCTGGTGGGTGAATTTATTTATTGACGATATCACCTAACGTCTATGAGCCCACTAATAGTGAGCTTCCCAATCAGACACACGTTCTCCGTACGTGATATCTAGATCGGTGCAGATGTGAGAAATTCCACACTTAATGGCAACTTGTTTCATTAGAACTCGTTGCATTTCGTATTTATCCTCACCATGATTGAACCACTCTCTCAAAGCACCATCAATATTTGTTGCACACGCTTGCTGTTCGGTCAGAACTTCATTCTTTCCGCGCATAAAGCAATGTAACGATTTGTAGATGGATTTGTCGAGAAGGGCTCCAATGTGCACACCCAACTTAGGATGATACACACTCGTACGTTTTAGGAACTCAAACTCCTCCGGAGGGAGAAAATCGAGAAGTTCAGATTCCTTATCGGGCATAGTGTAAACCTGCCCATAGCGTCCCAAAAATTCGGAACATCCTTTGATGGTGAAATCAACTCCTTCCTTCGCGGAGCCAATGTTATCATCACCATAGGTCATGACAGCAACACATTCTCTAAACTTCAGAGAGTGTGAATTGTTAGTGTAGAAATAGCATCGTAAATTCAACGATCCACAAATGCCATTCAAAACAGCTGTCAAGGAATTTCCACTAATATGGGTTCCCTCTGTCAGACCAATAAGATCACCATTAAACGCAATGTAAGCGAAAACCAAATCGCCAGTCATTGCTTCCATTACACGAATATCCCCATCCGTGTAGTCGCACTCTTTAGCAAAATCAATAAGCATACGTAGTGCTGCGAAAATCAATTGAGATGGCAATTTTTGGTCATATTTGCCATAGTCGCCACCGATAAGGCGATCCATGCCAAATTTCGTCACATGTTGGTGGAACTGTTCCCATTCAGGACCGTGGGAATTGATACCAACGGCGCATTCAGAAACAACAGGGTTCATCTGTAACACTCGCAAGATAGGCAAATAATATTTCCTCACGAGATAAGTCAAGGATAGAGCATTACCGAAAAATATACGGCATTTCTCTTTGGAAAGAATCTCATCCTTCTTACATGCTTTCGCAATAGGATATCCTCTCTCTCCTCTCTTGTAACAGTCCTCAATACGATCAATTTCTTTTTGAATCACTTCATCCAGAATTCGATTGTTGAAGCCGTCAACAGATGGTAGCTCTGTCACGAACTTGCGTTTTGGACCAGTCAATGGATAGCCAATGGATGTGTCCAATTTGATCGCATCCACGAACTTCTTTCCTGGTATTCCATTGAGATTCTCATGATCAGTCAATGGGGCTATTCCACCCCACATGTTATGTCTAAAAATAGGTAAAAGATCTTCCTTGTAATCAGACACAGATCTAACGAGCAAATCATATGGATATGGATGAGCTGGTACGGCCATATTGGCCAAGCATGATTGCCATCCAAACCAATCTGGGTTGAGTTTTGGTCCATGGTAGATATTTGGTACATCACAGACTTCGGCTACGACATCGCTTATAGGCGTTTTCTTTACCTCGGTCTTAGTGACAGTTCGTCCCGGACAAGTGCCAAAATACTCAATCTGCGAGTTCTCTGGCAAGTAGTTGATAGGACTTTTGGAATGCAATTCTTTCTCGGACAACAACTGAACTCCCAACACTTCAGTTTTGAATTCACC